GTTAAAGAATTCAAGAATCCGATGGTTAATTTTAAAAGGCTGTACGGGTTGGTGATTGCAAAGATTAAAAAGACTAAGCCGGAACTGTTCTAAAATGAAGACCTGCCTTAAATGCGGCCAGCCCGCCGCTTATAAGAAAGTCCGACATTGCCGAGCGTGCCACTCCGTGTATTGCTAGGCAAATTACAGGGCGCATAAAAAAAACCCCCGGCCAAACCAGCAGTCGGGGGCGCGTTAGGAGATTTTAGTTAAATGTGTGCTTGAATCTCTCCGACATTGCCTGCAATTCACCGGGCTCAGTTTCAAGACAAAACAGTTCCATATCCAGAATGGTGTGGTCAAAAAATGTGAACCGGTGATCCATCTCTTTTAAAAGCTTCTCCAACTCGTTGTCGAATTCATCTTTGCTCATAATTCTCTCCTTCAGCGGTTATTTTGTATAATTTTTAATAAAATCTCTTATATCAGGGGCGGTAGAAGTAAAATCGTCTTCGTTTTCTTCAATTAAAGGTTTGCACTCAAGAAGCAGTTCGACGGCCTTCGCAAGTAGTAATTGTGTTTCAGACAATCTTTTCAGCGTAACGGTTTCAAATACTTTTGGGTCTAAAGTCATGTCAAGTTTCTCCTGTAAACATATTTCTTTTTGATGGCGAGGACAAGGGCTATCGCCTATGTCATCACAGGTACAAATTTCAAGTAGTTTTTCCATAATTCTCTCCTTCAGCCCTCCCAGCAGGGGCCGTATCATTTCTGCGATCCCGCCATAGGGCGTATATAAGTTTGATTGTTAGTATTAAGGTTCTTACCATTTTAATTTCCCGCATTCTTCTATCTGATGAAACTCATTCGCGTATTTAACCGGGTCTGTTAAAAAATCAGCCCGATCACCTTCAGGCATGTTGCAAATTGCGTGATAGACCAGTTGTTTTGACAGTCTACTGTCGATCTTTGCTCTAATAGACCCGCACCACAAAGGCCAGGAGGAATAATCGAGATCAGCCCCGCGAAGATCAGCCCTGCGAAGATCAGCATTGCGAAGATCAGCCCCGCGAAGATCAGCATTGCGAAGATCAGCATTGCGAAGATCAGCCCCGCGAAGATCAGCACTGCGAAGATCAGCATTGCGAAGATTAGCCCCGCGAAGATCAGCCCTGCGAAGATCAGCATTGCGAAGACCGGCATTGCGAAGATTAGCCCGCTCACCGCCATCGCTCTGTAACCATTTTTTATGGTCGGCTAAGATTTTACTAAGTGTTTCTTGTTCCATTTTACTACCCCTTTCAAATTAGAAAATTCAGTTGTCAAGGAATACTTGACAGCTCAAATAAATTTACTGTGTTAATTGTAAACCATACTCAACAAATCCCCGCCGATTTGCCCTCGGCTTTGGCGATAGCGACCCGAAGCTCTGTTAATGGCCAGCAGTCTAAACTTGCAAGCTCTTTGTTATCGTCTACAGTGTCATAAATCAACCGAAATGACCTTAACGCTTCTTTACAAGCTTCCAACAGATCAGGGGCGGCGGCGATGAGGAGGGCATGAATAAGCGTATCTTTCTCGAAAAAGCGGTCGACATCGCCAACAGTGGCAATATGTACGTTATTTCCAGATCTTATACAGTACGTGTTCCAGTTTTCGTAGCCGCTTTTGCATGTTTCAAGAACTTGAATCTCCCAGTTTTTCATTGATTTTATCATTTCTTTGTCCCTTTCAATAAAATAAAAAACATTATCATTTTAACAAAATCCCCACCCCTTATCGAAAAGGGATGTTTCGCGTCCTGCGCGGGGGGAAAGGGTCTTATTTGATATTGCAAACACTTTTGGCCAGCCAGATCGAGTTATTGCCAGCAAACCTCTGCCAGCAACCATTATACCGTGACCACCTAAATCCGTTGTGTTTCAGTTCTGATCGGATTTCAACAGAAGGTTTTTCGTCGTGGAATATCTGGACGCGGTTTTCCTCGTAATTTACCTCAATGGAGCCACCATCAAAAGGTATTTTATAGCTTTCAAGCTCAGACTTTGCCGAAAGTGACTCGATCCGTTTTTTTGTTGACCTGATATTGGCTCCCAAATTCGTTAATTGATAGGCTGCTATACCTATTCTACCACAAAAATCAGGCAAAAAAAGGTTTTCGGTGGCAGCCAGGTTAATACCCATAGCCATTAAAAGCTTAGTTTTTTCGGGTGTTTCGATGTTTTTAGGCTTGCTTCTGACGATCTTGTTTATGGATTTCATCTTTTCGCGCTGCTGTTCCATTCCTGACAGCTTCTCTTTGAGTTTTACGACTGCTTCAGGATCATCGGAACTAATACCGCCAGACCCGACCGAAGCGGCCTTTTGCTGTAAATATTCAGCTTTGGCAGACAATGAGCAGGATTTGTCCATGAGCCGCCCTACGCGGTTATAGTGGGCACGCATTTTCCCCTCGGAATGATGGCCCACAAGGATCGGTTGACCCAGTGGGACGCGCTGTGCTTCATCGTGTGATTGATTGTAAGCGGAAATAGAACCCGCCCGCGCTTTGTCGGCTGCGTTCTGGATTCGTTCGCGCCGCGCCTCCTGCTTTTCTTCGTAACTGTCCATCTTACTACCCTTTCAAAAAATGATTATCATTACTATAATAAGTATATACTCTATTCGGCAAGATGCAAGCGGAAACTTTAATAAAATGTAAAATATTTACAAAAACTGGCGTGAGAGGGTAGAAACGCAGTAAATAAATAAAAAAATATTCAAAATAAATGGTTTTATACTACACATGAGATTGATTTTATGGTATAATGCTACATATAAAACAATGCCTAAAATATGCGAACAATGCGGAAACACTATTTATAACGAATACGCGACAATCTGCTATCAATGTTACAGGGAAGAGATTGACGGCGTTTGTGGGGTATACGATCCGGGAGAGAAGAAAGTTTGCAGGAATCATGCAAGCGCGCCGAATAGACGAAGGCGCGATGAGAATATAATATAGTAGTATGTAATAAAAAAGGCAGCCAAGTAAAAGAGGTGACAAATTGAGCATAACGCGAACATGGGCAATAAAACCGAAAGGCGAATCCTCCATGCGCTTAAGCCAACTGGGAACCAACAAAGGCTTGATCTCTTTTAAACGGGCAAATTTACAGAAGGTTATGATAACCAAACCTTAACCTATTACAGTAAGGTATATATTCCCTGTTGAACGCGTTTCATAAAGAATGTTAAGCAAACGCATAACAAGTATTCAAGGTTATATAAACAACAAACAATCAAGACGTAAGTAAGAGAGAAGAAAATGGCCGATAAACTAACAAAACGAGAGCAGATAAACAATTTCCAACAAAACCACATCGTAAGATTATACGAAAGCTATGAGAAATGCTATAAAAATGGGGATTGTCTTGAAGCCGCAGTGATATCAAACATGATCCGCAATGAAGAGTGTGATCGGGCGATGAAAGGCTAGGGTTTACGCGCTAGCCAGACGACTTAAAGTAATAAAAACTGCATAATTGAACAAATAAGGCGTGAAATGCCAGATATAAGACATCCCGAGACAGTAAAAGCGATCGCAAGAGAGTTAATAGCTAACGGACATAATCAAGAGCAGGCGTTGCTAACAGTAGGGTATGGGAAATGCACTGCAAGGAATGGGAAGGGGGCGCAAATATGCGCCGATAAGCGCGTAAAGGAGGCTTTAAGGGTTGAGGAGGCGCGATTAGTTAAAAGAAGTGACTACACGATAGACAACTGCGACGCCGATTATGAGCGTGTGTTAGACCTCTCTATTGAGCTTAAACAGCCTTCAGCCGCCGTAAGTGCCATTACTGGCCGTGCCCGGCTACGTGGCTGGGATAAAGATCATCAAGTCACGGAACAGCCTGCAACCGTCTTAACTCCTGAAGAGCTTGAAGCTGCTCAAGAGGCTGCACGCGGCGTTATTAAGTTGAAAGTAGGGTAATTATGTTAGAAGGACAGGATAAGAAGGACTATCAGAAAGCATACATGCGTGATCGAAGGTCTAACAAGCAGGAGCCTGCGGCCGGGTCTAACAAGCAGGGGTCTAACACGGTCGAACCGCGGCCTGGATCATACGAGCACCACCAACTACATCCGGATCAATACTATCCGCGTGATTACAAGACCGCTAAGAACTGGGGCGCATGGATGAACGCCGATGAACTGAAGCTAGCAGGGTTCACGGGGAACAGAGTAAGCGTACCAGGTGACTGCGACTATGCGGGACTTTGCGTAACACAGGCAAGGGTGACAAGGCTCATTAAAGAGAATATAGCACAACATGCTAATAGAGGAACACGAAGCATACGCAATGAATGATGCCCTCATCCAAGCCCTCACTAGGGCAATGAAAGAAAACATCGCAGAACGGCAAGGGGGGGGCTTAAGGGAAGGCGAAGACCCCCAAGGGGGCACGGGTGCGTCTCTTAATACCTCTCCTCCTGATATTTATGGCCCAAAGCAATAATGGACAAGAAAGGTAGATAGATGGGATCAGTGATACAGAACATAATATTTGAAGAAGTCTTGCGTATGGTTATATTAAAGAAATTACTTGCTTCTCCTCCCATTCTGGATCCTCTTGCGCCACTGCGTTTAATGAGGGAACACTAATGGGTTCAGCTATAGATAATGGGACAATATATTCAGACGTCGCTTTCGTTCATTCTGAAGATGAGGCTAGCGTTATAATAGACTATAATAAGGTTGAATACAGCAAAAAAGACATGGCGTGGTTATATTACAATCACGGTTATTTAGTCGCAATTCGTCGGGAATGTGAATAAATAATGGGCTTAGGCACTCTCAGAAACAAGCCCTGCCCTTGCGGTAGTGGATTAAAGGCCAAGTACTGCTGTTTACCGACTTTGTATGTTGACGAGAAGGACAGAGTTTGTAAGGAGCGTGCTGAAGCTGAGAAAGAAAACAGGATATATGCTGCAGATACTTTGGATATAAATGTTAAGTAGTGACCCTAAAAAACTTAATGAGCAGTTGATGAGTGCTGACGCCGGTTTGTGGGCTGTTCAGAACAACATTCGGTTACAGGCTGGCAATTTCACATTCAAGGGTTTCGAGTATCAGTCTGAGTCTATGAGTTCTCATGTTCAACGTATATGTTACATGAAGGCTCGTCAGTGTTTTGGTGCTACTACTAACGAGGTTATTAAGGACTTACATGGGATGATAATGGGTTATTACAAGTTAGGTGTTGCCCACATCTTCCCGACTACTGATGAGGTTGGTGAGTTCAGCAAGTCTGTCTTTAAGCCCTTGATTGCGGCAAACAAGTCTTCGATAGGCAGATTCGTCAAGAACGTTGCTGGAAGCACGGATACTACTTCATTGAAGCGTGTTCGTGACTCCATGCTATATTTACGTGGTGCCCGGTTAGGTCAGAAGGTTGGCGATAGTAACGAGAACACATCTTCCAAGACATCGGCGTTTTCTGCTGATAAGCTCGTATTTGACGAGGTTGACTTCATGGAGATGGAAGCGATCAACAAATACATCGAGAGTATGAACATGTCACCTCACAAGCACGTGGCTTATCTTGGCAACCCTTCGCACGAGGATTTCGGGATTGATTTGATCTTTAAGCAGTCGGATCAGCGATATTGGTTCAGGAAGTGTACTTGTGGACATTGGACTTGTGCCGAGAAGAGTTTTCCACAGTGTGTAAAGATACGGCAAGATGGTACTGGGTATGTTGGTTGTGACAAGTGTGGTAAGGAGGTTCCGGTTTGGCGTGGAGATGGGACTGGTGAGTGGGTTCCTGACTTCCCAGAGAAGTCGAGTTACATGCACGGGTATAGGGCAAGTCAGTTAATGACCCCATTTAACGACCCGGCTGATCTTTTGGAGGCTTTTGCTAATCCTCCGTTTGGTGACTTGGCGAATGTTTACCGGCTGAAGCTAGGTATGGCTTATTCTGATAAGGACGAGAAGCTGACAAAACGGGATGTTCTGGCGAATTGTAGTAATGACGCATCTCCGATAAGACATAATGGCCCTTGTGCTATGGGCGTTGATGTTGGTAAGAGTTATCACGCTGTTGTCATTGGGATTAAGACTGCCAAAGACCGATATGAGATACTGCGGACTGTCAAGGCAAGAGACTTCAACGAGGTTTACGCTTTGGCCAAGAGGTACAACGTAAGGAGTGATGTTGTTGACATTGGCCCTTATTACGAAACGGCACGGAAATATCAGAAAGCGTCCGACCACACGACATTTTTATGTGAATATAAGGATGGACAATCGTCTGACGAGACATTTAACGACAATACTGGTGTTTTGAAGGTAAATAAGACGGGGATATTTGATAAGTCTCATCGGCTATTGACTGATGGCAGTATTCGTTTGCCCAGCCAAAGCCCTGAAGTGGATGAGTTTGCTAGACAGTGTTGTAATTGTGCTCGATTTGAGGAAAAGGACAAGCGTAAAGACACGAAAGTGCTTAGGTACAGGAAGACGGGCGACCGGCAGGACGATTTTAGAAGTGCATTGAACTATTTTCTGCTTGCTTGCAGTAATCATCACATTGCGACAGTTTCGCCGTATGGCACGAAGAACAAAAAATATCACGAAGACAATAATTACGCGAGAGTTTAAAAAATATGACGGCTAAGGAAATTATAGACAGGCGTAATAACGAGTTGCAGTTGCAGACTCAGATGCGGACACTTTGGCAGGAGACTGCCGATAAGCTATATCCTTATATCCAACTGGACAGCACGTCTCCGGTTGGTTCTGCGCGGACTACCGAGATTTACGATAGCACGCCGATGTTAGATTCTGAAGACATGATTTCAGGTTTAAAGCAGATATTGATCCCAGGCGGGCAGAAGTTTTACTCTATACAGGTCGCCAGTGATAACAAGATAAGCGATGAATCGCAGAGATACACTTCGATGCTTACTGACGTAAGTCATGAAAAGATATATGCTTCTAATTTCATTACCGAGTTTGATGAGATATTAAGATCATTGGTAATTTTTGGCCCTGCTACTCTGTTTTCTGAATGGACGGTCAAGGATGGGCTAAACTACAATGCTTGTATGCTGGGGACGTATCAATTTATTGAAAACAGCAAAAAACGAGTTAATGGTATTATTTTAACGATCCAGTATACACCATCGGAGGCCGTAGATGAATTTGGCGAGGATAAGGTTGGCGAAGAGGTAACGAAGGCGCTTGCTGACGACAAGAAGCAAAACGAGCTATTTAACTTCATCTATTTTATCCGTCCGCGTCAGAATGTAAAACGAGGGCTATCCAAGAACTTTTCCGGAAACATGGCGTGGGAAGCTACAGTAGTCAACGAGAAAGAGAAGCTGATAGTATCAGAGGGTGGTTATCAAGAGTTTCCGTATCACTCCGCACGTTGGAAAAGACCCGCACGCGAGAAACATGGTCGTGGCATAGGTACTGAGATACTTCAGCAGATCAAGGTTCTTGACAGGACAATGCGGGACTGGATTGACGTTAGTAATAGATGGGCCGATCCTCCTATGGAGATACTGTCAAGTTTTGACGGCACGTATAGGGTTACTCCTGGTTCACGGAACCACGTGCAGGTGTTGCCGTCTGCCAAAGCCATTGATGCTGGCTTGAACGGTAATTTTCCTATAAACGAGACTTCTTTAGATAGACAGCAGGCGATAATCGACAGGGCATTTTTCAGAGACGCCTTTTCACCGCTTGAGACGCTTACAGGTGATAGACGGACTACTCTTGAGATAAGGGAACGGATAAAGCAGACATGGCACAAGATCGGGCCTCCAGTGGCTCGCGTGTGGTATGAAATGTTGGAAGGTTGTATAACAAGAAGTATTATGTTGCTTATACGGAACGGTGTTGTAGAACAGCCTCCTGCCGAGTTGCAGGGTCTTAATTTCGGGCTTGAGTTTGTCGGGCCTTTTGCGCTTGAGCTTAGAAGTATGCAGTCCAAGGCATTTCAGGAATGGGTATCGGTTGTTGCAGAAATGGAGCCTGTTTTCCCCGGTGCTATTGATAATGTCGACTCTGACGATGCTATTGTACGGATGGGCCGAACGTTTGGTGTTAATGTCGAGGATATGGCTACGGAAGATCAGCGTAACGAGAAACGGGAAGCACGCGCCTTAAAGGAAGAGCAGCAGTTAGCTTTGCAGGCGGCTCAGGTTGCCGGACAAGCCTATCAGTCGAGTACAGGGGCACCCGAAGAAGGAAGCCCTGCTGCGGCGTTAATGGGAGCATAACATGGGATTTTACGAAGGCGAAACTTTTTTCGATAACGGTTATTCATGGCAGATCGACAATTGGTATCAGTTGCGTCCATTTCAGTCTCCTCTTAAAAAGGCAAAAGAAATTGTTTCTCGCTTGCGCAGAAAAGGAAGAACGATAAAAGTAACGTGGTTTGAAGGGCTAGGATGAAAGAAGAACTAACACAGGCCGAAGTAATTCAACAGTTGATAAGCGACATGGGAAACTCGTTCCAGTCGCCGTCCGGGCTACGGACACTTAAACATCTGTCTTTGTTTTGTCTGGAAAAACAATCTACTTTTGATGAGGACTCTAATCTGAAAACAGCGTTCAACGAGGGTGCTCGATCAGTGATATTAGAAATAAGACGTTTACTTGAATTCGATTTATCTAAATTAGAAAGGAAAGACGATTATGAGCAAAACCGGATTAGCTGAGACCTCACAGAGCGGGACTATCTCAGCCCCAAAAACAATGTACGAAGATTATGAGCAAGGCGAAGACGTGCCGCGTGGGTTTGTCAAGGTGACTGAAGTCATCGCGTATGACTTTGACAAGACCATAAAGGTACTAGACGAGTTGACCGGGAAACCAACAGGCGAACTGAAGGATATTGAGAAAGGAAGAAAACCGTATTTTTGTCTGACGAAAGAGCAGGAGTATGCGTTTAAGGCAAACAACCCTGACGCTCGGATTGAGAAATTCACAATTCAACTATTGAAATCTGCGGCCAAGCTGTATATGAACAGTCCGCGTAACATGAAGCAGTTTAAGGAGAAGACTGATGCCTGATGAACCAGTTGTAGCTCCTGTTGCTGATCCTGTTGTTGCGCCGGTTGCCGATCCTGTATATTTCGGTAATGATGGTGTATTAAACGAAGGGTGGCAAAGTACGCTTCCTGAAGGATATAGAGATGAAAAGAGCCTTTCTACTGTTAGTGATGCAAAGGTGCTTGCCAAGATGTTTGTTGACACCAAGCGGATGGTTGGCAAGGATGTCGTCGCTATCCCGGGCGATAGTTCAACCGAGGGCGAATGGCAGGAGTTCCACAAAGCCGGTGGTCGTCCTGAGACAGTAGAGGATTACGGATTGAAGGCACCTGAAGGTATGCCGCCCGAACTAGCAAGCCAGGTATTCCCGGAAGAACGGGTAAAAGCGTGGCAAGACAGATT